TGCGGAATTCCATGCCGGCTAATGCGTCATTTAAGACTCCATCGCGCTTTAACTGAGTTGTCTCTTTTGCGTAGACATCTAGTTTAGCTCTAGCTTCAGCAAGTTCCATTTCAAGAGCTTCTTGTAATTTGCCTTCTTCTTTCATTCGAGCTATAGTGTCTTCTTTTTGTTTAGACTCTAACTCAACTTTAAGCTTTAGGGCTTCATCACGCTCACTAGCCATACGGTCCATGTTAGCCTTCATCTTAGCTAATCGTTCTTCAACAATTGACTCGATGTCATCTTTAGGAGCTTCTGGTGTAGCTGGTTCTTCTGTAGTAATTACTTCTTCAACAATAGGTTCTACTACTGGTGTTACGTTTTCTTCGATTTGATTATCGCTCATTTTATTTCCTTTCAAGCACAGCTTGGGTTTATATATTGATTATGTGACACAGTCACGTTTGTTTGTTTAGTCGTATAGCTATTACAAATATCTATGGACCTATACCATACCAGTCGTTTCCTTCTCGTATAGTCTCTAGCAATTCTTTCGGGGTGATTTTATTAACAGGGTCTATCAATCCGTCTTGTTTTGCTCTTCTTAAGTATTTATTGTATGTTGACCTTGACATACCAGATTTTCGCATCTCTGCTAATGTCTGTTTAATGGTGCCTCGTTTTAACGCATCTGAATAGATTTGTCTTAAAGCCCATTTAGCGGGAACCGCTTCACCAAGGTTCGAGAAGAAAGCATCGTGGATTGTTCCAGTGTCTACTTTATTCTTCTTCCCCCAAAGGTGGAATTGTCGAACAATCGCCGCGTCATTGCTGTGATTGCCGTTAACACCAAGACCTATTGACGCATCCTGTATACTGGCTTGCGACATTAGTTTACCGTCTTTTGATGGTGCTTCATAAATGTTGAAGACTTTCTCCCCGGTAACAGGGTCTTTAAAGTCTATTCTTGTCTGTTCTTTTACTCGGTATCGTTGTGTCATCTTCTTACCGTCAAATGTTATCCAAGGGATATCAACTGACCCAGACTCACTAACAAAATCTTTAGCGACGTCTTTCCAGAATTTAATAAACTTACCAGTAACAGGAACCTCTTGTTCGAGTTTAGCACTCATAATCTTAGATATCTTATCGAACAAACGAGTGCCAATTAAGTCACCTGTTTCATCTTTAAGCTTAGCTAAGAACATATGCATGTCCTCGGAATTCTTTACACCGTCTCTGAACTCTGCACGGGCAGTTTCATATAGTGAGTCAGTGATGGAACTACCTTCCTTAGAAGATAATACCACATTCTTTTTGATATCTCGTAATTCATCGATTCGAGACCAATTCTTTCTATCCATTTCAAAGCTTATCTTAGCGTCTATAGCCTTTTTAAACTTGTCAACCTCTTTAGTAGAAATAGCTATCTTGCCTTTCTTAGCAAGAACTTTAGCAAACTGATTAGCAACGTTAGCCGACTTGGTAGCGTCACCCGCACCATAGAAAGCAACCATGTTTTGGTTCTTTGCCGCTTTCATTAAGTCCGTCCAATCCAAGTCCATCTCCGCTAGTTCAGGTATAGCTAGGAAATCCGCATCGTCAACAGTACGTTTAGCAATCTCATCATAGAGTCTTTGTTTCTTAGAAGTTTGCAATACATTAGATAACTCAGCAGAAGCTCTGTCACCTGTAGATAAAGATATAATCTGCGCTCCACTAGAGGAAGCATCGTTTTCTATCATCATCTTTGTTTTGTATAGTGCTAATCGTTGTCTTTGAGCGTTAGTCCATAACGACTTATTAGTAACCATTTCACCATTCATGTGCCTATGTATACGAGTATACTCAAGAGCTAGCCTAGCTAACTTACCAACTTCCTTCTCTTCAGTAACCGCTACAAGAGGGTTAGATAAGAATTCTTTGATACGTCTGTCTGGTTGTGTTGGAGACATCATAGCCTCGCCTATTTCTAATAAGTTCTTTTCTTGGTCTTTAAAAGCTTTTATTCTACCTTTATTAGTTAATGTGTCTAAAGGACTACCTACTAAGGCACCAATTTGAACTTGTAGTTCTTCTACCGCGTCTGCATTAATAGCAATCTCTTTGGCAGTGTTTAAGAAGGGTCTAACCGCTTCACCTTTAGTGGGTGTAAGCAAACCACGATGATAAACACGCCCACGGAAATCTACTGAAGCATCAACAGAGAATGATTGTCCTTTTTGTCTGTAGTATTTAGCTGTAGCCATAACACCACGACCATCATTACCACGACCAATAAACAACTTCTTCATTTCGTTGATGTCGTCCCACTTCTTGGCTTCACCGCGCTTGTCCTTAAAGTAAATAAGCCGTTCTGTAAAGTCAAAGAATTCAGGGTCAACTTCGTATTTAACTGAGTTAGCATGATTAAGCATATTAGCCATATCACGGTCAATTTGTTTAGGGTCATAATCTCTGTAAACCTTTTCAGATACCACTGGCATGTTAGTCTTCCTACCACGAGCATCATAGAACTCCTTCGAGCCAGCTTTTGCATAGACTTTGTTTCTAGGGTGATTGTATCCAAACCGTCTTGCAGTACGAGCTTTCTCTGAAGCAATCTGTAATTGTCTCATTGGGCCATTTACTATGGTAAGCTGTCTAGTTACATTGACACCTCTCATTGAAGTATTGCTTGAAGGTCTTCCTGTTAACAAATCGATAGGGGAAGAAGTTCCAATATCTCTGATTGTAGTTGTCCTAATCATACCTTGTTTTTCGAAGGACTTAATTATCTTACTACCATCTTTGTGGAAGTCTTTAAGAGTCTTAGAACGAAATAAATTTAAATCACCTAATTCATCATCAAACAGTTGTCCTATTTTAATAGCTAACATATCGTAATCAGCGCCGTCTGCGGTAGCAATAGCTTCCATAGCCTTGGCTGTAGCATTAATAGATTTGTCCTTTAAAGCAAGTTTAGCCTTTGCTCTTCTTCTAGCATATAAAAACTCTAGGTCTAGTAACTCACGAGTAGTACCTCTTAGCTTGGCTAGCTGTCCTGTGTACCAAGAATCCTTTGGAGGAGATTTGGCAAACAAAGCTTGTAGCTTTCTTTTTTGCTTTACGCCCGGTATTTTGTTAATAAGCTTTTCTTTAAGTTTGGCCATAGAGGGGTAACGGTTAATGATAGGTTGTGTATAAGCCGCTATCGGAGCCTTGCCACTAAAGTAAGCCTTCTTAGCTAGCCTCACGCCTTCCTTACCACGCCATAACTCTATATACCTGTTATCAGCAATTTGGGAATCAATTAATTCTCCAATAGTATACTTCTTATTAAAGATAAATACAGAAGGGTCATTGTCTAATGCTTGTGTCAAGCCACCAAAGAGTTTGCCTCTGTCAGCAGAACGGTTAAACATTAATGTACCTAAATCTTGAACAGCATTAAGTGTAAACTTTCTGAATACAGAAGTAGGTTTACCCCAAGCCTCGCCCGAAGAATTGTATCTTGTAAATGTTTGTCTCATAACGTCTGTGATAACAGAGCGTTGGTTAATAGATATATCTTTTCCTAAGTCATCCACAAACTTTGTAATGTAAGTCTTCTGAGCATCTGTTAAGACCTCACTTGAAGTAACTCTCGCTAAACGCTCTGTAAGAATCTCAGGTTCTTGAATCTGTAGATGTCTTCCCGCACCTGATGTATAATCAGCGCCTTCTGCGTTCATCACAGCTCCATCACGATTGTTCTTAAATGACCTTCGACTACCTTGTTTCTGAGATAAGGAGTTTCCTTTAAAATCAGTTAAAGCTAGTGCTTGGGCATTTTCAGCCGCATCATTAACAAAGTGAGCTTTTAAAGCCGCCGTATTAGTCTTAGAAGATAATAACTCCTCTGGAGTATTGAAGTCTAAACTTACAACACTATCATTCTTAGCTGTTGGTCTTTTAACTGTTTTATTACCACGCCGCATTAAACCTTGTAGAGATAATGCTTTTCCTAAAGGAGAAACAAACTCAGAAGCTTTAAGCCGACCTGATTGAAATAGTTTAGCTTGACGTTCTCCACCTAGTTGTTTGACTTGAACATCAGTGCCTTGTCGGCGTAACCATGTAGTATAGTCTTTAATCTTTGAGACTTTACCATCAAGTTCTGATGTCTTTACTTTCTTAAGGTTTCTAGATTTAATATTCTTTGATTTAATTGCTTCAAGCTCATCTTTAGCTTTAATGACTGGCACCATAGTACTACGGCAGTTCCAGTGTAAAGGAGGTTGATAACGTCTGTCATCGATATCATATAGTTGTCCATTGTGGTAAGAACAAATCGCACTTGTACGACCATCCAGTATAGCAGTAAACATATAACCTTTGATTACTTCTTTATTAGCTTCCATCACTTGATTCAACGCATTAGTTTGTGTTGTAGTAATAGATGTTCTTGTTAGTGTCTTAGCCTGATGCTCAGTTATCTTAGTTGTCTTCATGACATCTTTAATAATTTCATTCTGAGTTAAACCTTTGGCTAAACCACCTTTAACTTTTTGTTGTATACGAACCAGCTCACCCGCCGCAATATTGGAGGTGTTCTTCTTAAGAGTTCTAACACCCTTAATCTGTGGTCCGGTTATTTCTGCTAGAAGCGCACTTGTTTTAGGCTTCTGTACTCGATAGAACTTCTTTAGTTCAGCATCGAGGTTATTCTTGTGAAAGACCTTTTGTGAGTTGGAGAACTCTGTTAGACTCTTGTTATTGTGAGTCAGTAGTTCTTTTCCGAAGCGAGTTACTTCAGGTTTCACATCAGCTCGGATATCCCCTTTCAAAAGGTCTCTTAAATT